AAAATTAAACGATAACTGGACGTTATATTATCATTTACCTGACGATAAAACATGGGATTTATCTAGTTATAAACATATTATGCAAAATATAAATTCGTTAGAACAATTAATGTCTGTAAATGAGAAAACCCCTGAAAAAATTGTAAAATATTGTATGTTATTTGTCATGAGAAATGGAATAACGCCTATGTGGGAAGACAAGCAAAATCGTGACGGAGGTTGTTTTTCGTTTAAAGTTTCAAACAAACTTGTGTATGATGTTTGGAAACATCTATTTTATTCATTATGTGGCGAAACATTATGTAAAGATATTTCACATACAAAAAAAATAAACGGTATTACAATTTCGCCGAAAAAGAATTTTTGCATTATTAAAATTTGGTTGAAAGATTGTTCTATACAAGACCCTAATATATTAATACCTATACCGAATTTATCAAAACAGGGTTGTTTGTTTAAGAAACATGCGCCCGAGTTTTAACTCTTCAATGGTATAGAACAAAATCTTTACGATATCCAAAATATAATTATACTTATATTCATTATTATAAATATAATTATATTCATATAATTATTTGAATTCTTATACAAAATTGATTGTGGGAGTTCGGAATAAAGTAGTTCAAACTATAACAAATGAATGTTTTAAACTATATTCCTCGATTACCAATCGAGTTGAAAAACTGTATATATGAATATATTGATATTGACACGCGTATAGAATTACTTACCCATGTTTGCAATATACGTAAATTTACCGAGTATTTTAGAGCAATTTCGAGTGAAAAAAATGTAAAATTATTCGAAACTTTCATACGAAATCAAATTTTAACTGTAAAATGTGTTTTACCACATTCCTCTCATAAATCATGGCATATGAAACGATCACTTTCAAATATGTTTCCGGTCGTAAAATATAAAATTTACAATCGCCAACATATCGTACGGAATGAAATATATCATGTTATTATAAGACATGCGAATATTGAATACATACCTCGCAGGTTCAATAATTATGAACCACGCGGATTAGAGCGGAAACGACAACAATTTATTTTGGAACATGCTACATCTATATATAGTATATTTTCAACATTCGAATGTGGGAAAAACCACCGTGACTTTAAATATCACATTAAAAAAATCCTTTTGTATTATATTATTAGTATTATTATGAATGGAAAAGAACGTGCATTACAAAAAATGATAACACGAAAGCATGCAGAAATTAAAATTTGGATGAAGCGTAATTTACCAAAACCGTTGAAACGGGCAGCAAGGCTCTATCAACGTCGCGCAAAACAGAGGGAAAAGGAGCAAATAAAATTTGCGAAACAAAAGTCCAAGGAACTGGCCAAAGAAAACACGAAAAAAAATAAACCAAAAATTGTTATTATTAAACGAAAACGTATTTTGAATTCCTAGTATATATTTCATACAAAACCATCATGCGAATACAATTGATAAAAATATAATGATTCATATCATTACACTTTTTTTAACTCGGTGGAAGAGGTGCCAAACATAATTTGATCTCACCCAAAGAAGCCACGTCATATTTAACGATTAGAGGCAAATCATTGCCTAAATACATTTCTAAATGACTACATAATGGTGTGCATTTAATGAAATGAGACAAACTTTTTAAGGAAAATTCGCCTTGAATAATGACAGATGCATCGGGTTTTTGAATGAACTCCATATAACCATCGGATTCGGAACGGAAAATACGAGAACTGGCAAAATTACCTTCACATGAAAAAATCAGATCGTTTCCTACTGATTTAATTTCAATACGATCTGAAATACCATTCATATCACGAATGATTTTCTGGAAATCAGAAGTGGGCAAATTAATGACAGTGGAATATTCTACATCAGGTACGACCAACTCTTCCGAATCAGGTTCGATTAGACGAAGTTTTTGACTATAACATTGTTTAATATCTCCATTGTCATATTGGAGTCCTAAATGGGATACAATACCGTCATGATAATCATCATTATCAATGTACATGGACAATGTATCGTCATTCGACATGGTCGAAATCACTTTAAATAAATGCATTGTATTTGCACAAATGATAATTTTCTCCGGATTGCATTTGTATAATTCGAATTTTTCGGCATGCAATATAACATTTACTAAAATAGTATGTGTTTTGTCGAAATTAATAATCTTCAATCCACTATCTGTATATGTAATAGTGGCATCCGTTAATACGTCTTTAATTGCAGTAATCATATTACGAATGGGTTGGATTTGTACAGTTTTAATAGTCAATACATTATTTTCCTCGTTCATAATTCCTTTCTATAGCAAATTAAACGCGTTTGTTTTTATATTTTGTTTGGCAATATATATTATTTTGAATTATTTATCCAATTTAAATAATATTTTCTCATATAATTTAATGTTACAAACAATTGATAAGTTACCATCTATATCTCCCCCATTTATTATCAATATTTATAATAAATGATTAAATTATTATTTTCTTTGTTTTCCTTTCTATCGCTAACATTTGCATATGACGAATCTTTAATTAAACATAGTGTAAATTTATCTCAGGCCGCATATTGTGTATCTTCTGTGAATGATTGGAATTGTATTACATGTGACCCTTCTGTAAAATTAGAATATGTGGTGGAAAACGGAGGATCGCGTGCCATACAAGGTTTTGATCCAAATACAAATACGATTTTTACCTCCTTTCGCGGTTCTTCGAATATTCAAAACTGGATTAACAATATCAAAATTCAGAAAATATCCCCCTACAATGATAGTTCCATTGAAATTGAAAAAGGGTTTTATCGACAATATACTTCGATTCAATCTCCATTGTTTAAACATTTAGACATATTACAAAAAAAATATAATACAAATCAATTATTCATTACTGGTCATTCGGCAGGTGCAGCAATGGGTACATTAATGGTTTATGATATTTTAACTTCGTTTCCAGAATATAACATCAAACATTTTATCAATTTTGGTTCGCCACGTGTAGGAAATCAACCATTTGTAGATCATTTTTCCTCTTATAATGTGATGTCATATCGCGTTACTCATTATTACGATATAGTGCCTCATGTACCCGAAGAAATGTTGGGGTTTTCACATATACCAAACGAAATTTGGTATAATGAACAAAATAATGAATACAAAATATGTAATGATCAGAATGGTGAAGATGACTCATGTTCCAATTCTTGTTCTCCGTTACATTGCACCAGGACAAGTGATCATTTGAATTATTTAAATGTATCTATGGGAAACGATGGTAGTTCATGTTTTTCTTAAAACAATATTCTATTTGAAATAATAACAATTAAATATTATGATTCACTCCTTCTGGATTCGACGATGAAATCTTATATTGTCCGACTTGGATTAAATCGTCGTACATCTCTTTGTATTTTTCGGTTCCCTTTTCCATTTGATTGATGGCAATTAATTTTTTCAATCCCTCATCTACATAAATATTTTCTTGTAATTTTTCCAATATTAATGGATTTATTTTTACTTCATTTATTATATTTGTATTCAAAGCGTAATTTTCCTTTTTATTATTATTCATATATTGTAGCAAAAATCCCATAGGTAAATTATAAATAACGCGTCTAAACAAATCGTGGTTTTCATTCAACAACTTTTCAATCACCATAGTAGTTAATTTGTCACTCACATGATGATGCTGATTATATATTTTCACACAATGAGCTAAATATAAATTCGACATAATTCCTGCCATGTCTGCCGACAAACTTTGTTCTCTTTTAATTGCACCACCCTTTAGTGCAACAAAATTAGACAAACAGGCAAACTGCAATGTCTGTGTTGCCAAGAGATCTTTTGAAAAGAAAGAAGATTTTAAAGACGAAAAATATAGACCCAATGAATGTTTCACAATTGCTTGAAAATTATTTGTGAAATCGTCCAAATCGTCGTTTTGAACTGATTTTAACAAAGGATAAATATGCGGGTGACTTTTATTCAATCCTTGTCCGAAAATAATAAGATTCTTGGTTAATACATTACTTCCTTCCACAGTAATACCGACCGGAACATTTTTGTAAAATTTTTCTAACATGTTGTTTTCACCTTTGCAAATACCAGATCCACCATAAATATCCATACCATCATTCAATACTTGTCTTCCACGTTCAGTGGTTTGTTCCTTCATAATGGCACTAATGACTGACGGTTTTTCACCTTCATCCAATATTTTGTTAGTGACAAAAATACTGGCTTGAATTGCCCATGTATTATAAATCATCGATGCCAATTTATTTTGAATTGCCTCCATTTGAATCAAATGTAAATTAAACTGCTTTCTATGTTGTGCATACAAAAACATGGAAGTCGTTGCCATTTTGGAAGATGCATTTGCTGTTGCAGGTAAGCAAATACCTCTTCCCGCAGCCAAACACTCCATTAACATTTTCCAACCTTCTCCTATATTCTTTTCACCACCAATGACTTGACTTGGGTCAATTTCAATTGTTCCTTGTACAGTTCCATTAGGAAATCCTGTATCCAAAGGATTGTGATAAAAATCTTGTTTTAAACCTGGATGACCCCTTTCTACCAATACCACTGTAACACCGGATTGTTTATTTTCTAGAAACCCATTCGGATCTTCCAATCCAAATGCAATACCAATCAAATTCGATACAGGTGCCAATGTAATATACCTTTTGTTTAACGAAACTCTTATTTTTACTTTACCATTTTCATCTAAAAATACTTCGCCTTTATCAATAGACCCTGTTGCATCAGAACCATTATTAGGTCCAGTCAATCCAAAACATGGTATTTTATCGCCATTTGCCAATTTCGGTAAATATCTGTCCTTTTGTTCTTCTGTTCCATAGTGCAATAATAATTCGGCAGGTCCAAGTGAATTTGGAACCATAGTAACAACACCTAACGAAGGGTTTGCAGATGTAATATATGTCAAAATATCGGACATTTCTTCCACGGATGTTTTTTTACCACCATATTTTTCAGGAATCAAAAAAGAAAAGAATTTGTTTGCACCTAAAAAAATTAATAACTTTTTATAATTACCATTTGGAAATATATGCTGTTCCGGAAATTTTATCAATAATTCATCAATCACTTGTTTATCGAAAACTGTTGCTGGTTTTTTTTCGAATTTTTTGGGTTTTACATATCCTTCAAATAATTCTCTGTCAATTGACGTTGTTCCAGATTGTAATGCAATCATTTCAGTTGCACTGATTTTTGGGATTAGATTTTTGACAGTTTGAAAGACGCGTTTTCTAATAGAAAGCATAGGTACTATATTCTATAATATAGTATCTAACTATTTCATTAAGTATTTTTTATTATATTTTTATTCATGTATATGTGAAGACAAAGTAGTAACATATCAATTCACATATTTAATGTAATCCCGCAGACCCTTGTTGAACATACAGAGCCATCACAAAAGACAACAATCCCATTACATAGACATGTATCCAATGGGGAGGACATTGTTTAATACCGAAATTGGCAGCTACCTTACAGTGAGAAGAGTGAGGGAATAATCCCCAGAAAATTGCATTGATTAATAATAACGCAACAATCAGTTGTTTTCCTAAAATCAAAAAATCCATATATAAATAACAAATATTTTTATATGAAATATACGTGGAAAATTAACAATTTCTATTTTTCTTTTTACACGTTTTTCGTGCTAATTTCAATGCCTTACTATTTGACTTACATCCATCTTTTAAAACATGATAATCCGAAATTGCCGCATTGCCACCGCTTATAGAACTTGCTAAACGTGCCAATCCCCAACTTTCACCACTTTGATTTGGTCTTGAACCACTTGAAAAATATGCCCCACGTCCTTTATTTACAATTTTCTCCAAAGCACTACGCTTACATTTGGTTTTTCTCGCCAATTCAGCAGAAGGTTTGATTTTATCTACTTTATATAATTTTTCAGCGCGACGTAAATGATTAGATTTTCGAGATTTGAATGTTTTTACTTTGGGTCTTGTATAATATTTTCCTTTTTTATATAATTTCCTAGACTTTCTTAAGTTCTTTTTCTGTTTCTCTTTGTCTTTCTTGGATAATATGTTGGGAATATATCTTTGTGGAACATTCAACTTATCTGTCATATACATTATTAATAGAAAATAACTTTTTTCTTGCCTGGAATTTCTTTACCAATTGGATACATTGTAATTCGCGTTTTTTGCGCTTCTTCAAAATCAGATTTGTTATATAATTCATATGACGCCTTATTTTGAACATAAGTGACACCATCATAAACAAATTCTCTATAAGATGACTTCTTTTCGCGTATTTCAACAACGTCCTTGTCTGCCATATCTTGTTGAATATTTGGTTTTGAACTAAACGCATTGGTACGTACTTCGCCAAATGAAAAACAGGACAAGTTTTCTCCTTTATTTTCGTATAATGTACAATCTATCGAACTTTCTTTTACGGCAGTTAATATTTGAGAATTTACCTGATCTTTTTGCAATGCACGTTCGAATAATTGTTGATCGGTGGTAATGACAGATGGAATTGCTTGTAATTGACGTACATATCTTCCCAACAAAGTACTTTCGTCCAAATGTGACGACATTTTATTTGTCAATCTACTTACATCTCTGCTTCGTAAATTTTTGTGTTTATCCAAAGAAATATCATCTGAAATCACTGACATATATAAATATACTTTTACTGTCCTTAATTCTTCTGGTAAATCTTGATGACTGCAAATTCTTCTTGCGCGCCCAATTACTTGTTGGGGTCTTACCATATTCCAATATGGTTCCATAATATGAACAAAACGTGTGTTTTTTAAGTTAATACCTTCGGCTCCAGATGCGGTAATCATCAATATTTTAATTGTTTCTCCCATAATATTGTTTTCAACATTTCTTGACTGAAGTTTATTCACAATGGAAGACGGAACTTCATCCCATTTTGAATTATACACGTTCAATATAATCTTCTTTTCTTCGTCTGTTTCTGTACCAGTATGAAGCGCAAATTTCGGTTTTTTGATGTCGTCTTCTTTTTCTACTATTTCCCAATCACTTCCGCCGACCTTTTGTATTTTGAATTCAGCATATCCATTTGCTTCCAATACCTCTTTAAACAATGCAATTCCTTCCAATGTTCTAAATTGACTATAAATTAAGTGCAATCCTTTGTTTTCTTCATTTTCGATGTTTTCTAATAGTTTCAGATATTTTGGACTATACATTTTTAATCCGGATGATGAAAAAATCTCGTCGCTTCGTAATTTCAATTCACCCAGTACTTCTGAAATTCTCTTGGCATCCTCTTTCTTTTTATTCGTTTTCTTTGGTTTTTTTACTTTTACTACATCGTCTTCTTCTTCCTCCTCCTCTTCTTCTACATTTTCCTTTGGTTCTTCCAAATTAGTAACATCATGTAAGACAATATCATCTAATATTTCTATTTTATCGTTTTTCTCTTCTTCTTCTTCTTCTTGGACTTCCTCTTCTTCCTCTTCTTCCTCTTCTTCCTCTTCTTCCTCACTATCTTCACCTCCCATCATTTTTTTCCCTCGTTGTTTAGGTTCATCATCCATATCTTCTTCGATTTCCTCTTTTCCAATAAGTTCATCTTTATTTTTCTGAGGTCTTCCCGGAGGGTCAGGAAATGCAAAATTACAACATAAACGAGATCCAATCCTGTAAGACGCAGTTGTTTTGAATAGTTCTTCGGCCGCGCCAGCACCACGTTTTTCTAACTTTGCCTGGTTTTTTCGATTATTTTTTTCTTGCTTACTCTCTTCCTCTCTAATTTTTTCATATAAACCAAATTGGTAAGAACTCATAGGAACTCGTTCTATATGATAAACTGGATCATATTCAGAAGGTACGAAACTAGGATAGAGTCCATCACTTGCGCCTTTGAAATACGAGGTAAGTCCAAGAATACGTTTTTGAAAAACAGTTTTGTTTTTCATTTCTGAGGAATCTAATTCTACAAACATTTCTAAAAAGGTTTTTGAAATATCAGGCAACGATGTATAATTGGTCGCCTTTATCTTGGATGGAATCGTGGTTTCAATACCATGGTCTTTTAATGTTTTTACAATTATTTTCTTAAAATCAGTATCATTTAAATTGCCAGTTTCATCTAGACTTACACCTTTATATGTTTGGAAACTTCCGCCATGTTGCGTACCTAATTCAGCATCAATCCTCTCTATACGTTGGTCTGTTGTTTCATCTAACATAGAATTACCAATAGGTTTGTCCAAGACAATGAGTCCATTATTCATTTTATACACTCCTTCTTCGTTTTTGTCTTCTTTTCTTGATTTCTTGGACTCGTTCTGTTTTACCTTATGACGTCTTGTACCCTTTCTCTTTTTCCCTCCTCGTTTATTCATATTTTCTATACGATTCTTATTGACAAATCCAAATGGATTACGTGTAATTGTGATATTTTCTCCTGAAAAATCTACATAATCGAACTCACTTAAACCTTTTTCTTCAAACCACCGCACCAATGTATCACGATCCAATCGATCTGATCCTTCCTTTTTCTTCACAGGAAAAGTCCAAGTTTTTATATAACCGCGCAAAATATTAAACATAATACCGATTTCATTTGGATAATTAATAATGGGCGTACCCGATAATAATACTATACGTGCGTTTGTTGCGGCCATCAAATGTTCATATAATTTATACGAATTTGCCTTCTTTTGTTGTATTTTATTGACAATCATACTTACAAAATTGTGAGCTTCGTCAATAATCACGACACTATTGTCAAAGGGGTTTTTTTTACCATTGCTCGTTAATTCATTCATAATATTATCATTTAATCCATTGTAATTAATATCATTGTATTTGGAACGTATCATTTCATTTATTTGTTCATTCAATACTTTTTTATCTTCATCATTTAAATCATTAAAGTTTGAAGGTTTTGATACATTTACCATCCATGCACCCTTTCGCGATTTGATACTAGATTCAGGTAAAGATAGCAAATTCATCAATAAAGGAACATAATCAGGTTTCCCTTCAATCGATATGAATTCCCAATATTGATCCAATCTATAAATAGGATCACCACATACTTTCATTTGATCAAAAAAGTTCGCTTTCAAAGATGCCAACGTTAATACATGAACCTGTTTTTGGGACTTCATTCCCTCTGCAATAGCAATAGACGTACATGTTTTACCCGATCCAAGACCATGATATAATAATAAACCTCTATATGGTGTGTGTAAATTTAAATAGTCCTTAACAACGTGTTGATGAATCATCAAATTAAATTCACTCTTTTTACTCGATTTTGACGAATCATCACATGTTGCAATTTTGTCTTCGTCTTTTAACTCTTTTTTATATTTATCAAATAATGGAATCAAATGACTAATGAATTTTTTTCGGTTATTCATGTAATAAGATGATGTGCGAATATTATATTTTTCTTTCGATGGCATGCGTTTTCTAACTTCTACACCCTCTAATTTTGCATTACCATCCACATTTTTATATACTACTGGTTCTTTTACCATTTTCTGTTTCTTCTTTTTTTCGGTGGTTTCCTCTTCTTTATCTGATCCGGTTTCCTCATTCTGGTCCTGGTCCTCATTCGGGTCCTGGTCCTCATCCTCCTTTTCCACTCTGCGTTTCCCAACTTTATTGATAATTTTTTTGATTTTATCTTCTTCTCGATCTTCTTCTTCTTCTCGATCTTCTTCTTCTTCTCGATCTTCTTCTAGGACATCCGGCATTTGTTTGGGTAATGTTTTTCGCATAACCGCAAAAATTTTGTTTGATTTTAATGTTTCGAGTATTTGACTTCGATTGATTGTTTTTTGATTTCGACCATCTTTAATAATACATGCATTTTTTACAACTTCTTCTTCCGTGCCGTCTTCCTCCATGTCTTCCTCCTCTTTTTCTTCAGTTTCATCAAAAATAGTCCCTGTTTTTTTCTTATCAGAAAAAAAGGTAAAGGAAACCCCTTTTTTTTGTTTAATATTGGGAAATGGTTTTTCTTTTAGTTTAGCTAAATAAATATTCATTATGACCTTTTATTATAATATAATGTTACAATTTTATTTAGTAATTACTCGTTCATCAAATAACAAATCACTATTGTTGTACATATAGATAAATATAGAACATACAGTATATAATTTGGTTATTTTGTCCGGATCATTCGATTGAAGGATTTTTCCATATTCAATTAATATCATTTTACCCAAATCTTTTGCAAATTTGCGATAATCTGTATCACTATCATCATACCAATACCCCGTTCTTTTCTCTTTCACGGGTAGAGTATGTCGCCATAGTAAATATTTGGCCTCATTTCTATCATAAAGAGCATATGTATTACTAATTACTTCAGTGCGTGCCGCATTGTAGTTTTCGTCACATATTGCTTCTATCATATCGTCCATGTTATATTGTTCCATCCATGTGTGCAACATCACTTCATCCCGAAGATAGGAATATATTTTTCTATGTATATCAACCGGTAATCGTTGTACTTGATATACATAATACTTACCCTCTTTTTTTACCGCAATACCCATTTTAAAACTTCGGTCGTGTATCTTTGTCATTATTTCTTTAAATTATAGTATAATATTCAACTAGACTATAATATAACCATCAATTTTATGCGAAATTTTGCAAAGACCGCAATGCCTCTTCACACGAAACTTGTTCGGCCTTCTTTTTGATTTTATGTATTCCTTTTCCTAAGTTTATGAATACTTTTCCATGATGACACATATGTTGATGTATTGATTCAAAAGAATCGAATTCCGAAAGTGATTTCGCATGATTCACTGAAACCGAATGGATAGGTTGTCCTAAACATAAATATACGCCCATGTGATAACCACTTTCGGTATTATGCTCGCACATTTCTAAATAATCCGGGGTTACCTTAAACTCTTTTTGAATACGTACTTGTAATATATTCTTGTAATTATCGTCATTCTTAATCAAATTAATCCAATCAACGTGTTGTTCATACACATTTTCAACAAATATTTGAGCCATTTGGAAACCAGGACCCGTTATAAATACATCCGAAAACCAATTATGTTCGTCCTTTACGTCGATTTTATTGAAATCTAGGAAAAGAGCACCCAAAAACGCCTCGAACAAACACCCCAATTTTTTTAGATTTGTTCTAATCTGTTTAGTCTCTGCATTCTTTGAAATCACTAACCATTCATGTAATCCCATTTCATATGCCATTCTACCAATTGCCTCGTTTTTAACCAATGCGATCTTCTTTTCGGTCATAAATCCTTCGTTTTCTTTTGGAAAACGTTTATACAAAACATATTTAGTAATACACTCTAATACACCATCGCCAATAAATTCCAATCGTTCATTGGATTTAGTGTTCAATGGCAAACAATCGCTAGGTTTAGGCACAATGACAATATTATTTTTGTCATTTTCAAAATCAGGACGTTTCAGATGAGAACGATGAATAAATGCTCTTTTATATAGTTCTGGATTGGCAACAGGTGCATCTATTCCATATTTTTTTAGAAAATTCTGGATGGTTTCTTTAGAAATAAGTTTGTTTAGCGGATTGAATGGATCAAATATATAAACTTCTTGTCCATGTTCATTTTTTTCAATTCGAATATCATCGTCAGTTATACGCGTTGTTTCAGTCATATCGTTTTTCATTTTTCAAATACTATAATATATATCAATCGCTATCTAAATCATTTTCGAATAAATTTTATATCTATTTTTTTATCTTTTACTAATATATATTAGAAAAGATGGTTTTATCAACTACTAAACTAACTGCGTCTATCAGTAGCATTATTAACCAGAATCAAGGAGGTGGCCCCAAGAAAGCCGGTCTTGTACCAACAAAAAATGTACCTGTTACAAGATGGATTTCTTTAAGGGTCGCTCAAACGCGCAACACTTTGCCTAACGTAACTAATCCTACAACTGGACAAGTTGTATTTGGTCTTAAGCACACTGTTCATCCTCACAAGGCTCTTAAACCTATATGGAGTACTTATACACCCAACACATATTTTAATTAAATTGACTTATTAAAACTATATAATAATTTATGATGTAATGATATTCATTACATTATGAAAATTATCTTGGACGAACGTGAAACAAGATTGTTTCATTTAGTGCAAGAAAAATGTCAAGAAATGTCGTTTGATATTTCGATCGAAAAAAAGGTACTTACTCTTGGAGATATCCATTTTGTGAATGATGAAAAAGAAATTATTATTATTGAACGGAAATCATTAACCGATTTAATTGCAAGTATCAAAGATGGAAGATACGAAGAACAATCTTATCGTTTAATTCATTCATCCGGAATGTACCGAAGTCATATTATTTATTTAATTGAAGGTGGTTTGTCGCAATTAACGAATCCAATGGAAAAAAAGATGGTTTATTCGGCAATGAATACATTACAATTTATCAAAGGATTCAGTGTAGTGAAAACAACTTCCATAAATGAAACTGCGGAATGGATATGTTTCAATGCAAATAAATTAGAAAAACACATAGGAAAAGGACTATATCCTTGGACACCTGAAAGTCAAAGTGGCGGTGCTGAAGTGGCCAACTATTGTTCTGTTGTAAAAAAAACCAAAAAGGATAATATTACACCTGAAAATATAGGTGAAATATTATTATGTCAAATACCTGGTATCAGTTCCGTGTCCGCTATTTCCATAATGAAAAAATTCCAAACCATTTCGAATTTAATTGATTGCGTTAAATCGGATCCAGGTTGTTTAGATAATATCATATGTGAAACCAAGGGAAAACAACGAAAATTAGGAAAAAACGTGGTGCAAAACATTCATAAATATTTAGTTTAAAGTTGCAATGCCGTTGGAACAGTAGGAGGTTGCACACGGTTTTCCTCGTACATTCCGGATTGTACTTTTTCTTCTGTAAAAACTGCACCACCCCAATTAGGATCCATCGGATTGTTACTCAACCCGTTTGGATTTTGTGTCATGGTTGAATTATGTATTTGATCCAACACCGTATATTTTCCGATATATTGTCCGGTTGTATCGATGCCATAATAACCTTGATTATATGGTTTATTGTCACGGTTCGCATCTGCATATGGAACTAAAGGAGGATGATTTTTAAATTGAGGCGGTAAATTTTTATTCGGAATGCTATAATTTGCTAAACTTATCTCTGAATTATTTGCGGGATTGTTGAAAGCACTAGGTCCGTCGGGAGGACCAAAATTGGGACTAACATCGGTTTTGCTTGTAAAATAATCCTGAATCGATCCATGAAGAAGTGGATCTATATTCTCTGTACCATCTAAATTACGCATTTTATATACATTCTCACCCTGAGCAGTTACTTCTTCTTGTAAAAACAATACAGGGCAATATTGATTATATAATTCACGTTGCTTCTTTACATATTGAATATATTGTTCTAAATTGTCGAAAAATATAGGATTTTCACCGGGCGTTTCGGGAATATTTTTGTTAAACAACATTACTTTATTGCCTCGTTTAATTAGCAATGTAGGACATAAATCAACATCTTCTATCTCTAATTCTTCTTCCGATCTATCTTCCGGTTCCAATTCTTCGGATATATCCGATTTAGGAGAAACTGCGGGTGCTATCTCATATGATGCAGGTATTGTGCGAATTGCGGGAGACGGATTCGCTAAAATATTGTCGTTTGATTCACTTGGACTCTTTTTATCTAAAAGATATTGTTTTATTTCAGGAATTTCAGAAACTGGACTGTTTGTGGTTGATGTATGTCCCATCCAAAATATGAAAAATATACCTGTGGCAAATACAATTAAAAAGAATAATAACCATCCATAATTAGAAAACCATTTCATTAAATTTTTCATAGTCTATATATATTTTAAATGATAGAAAAAATGCATCCACTTATATCTTTGTAATATATAAATGGGCAAAACAAAAAGATCCAAGAAACAAAAAAAAAGTACAAGAAGACATCGAAAAATAACTAAAAAAAAAATAATTATAGGGAAAATATATGCAGATTGGTGCGGACATTGTAAAAGTTTGAAACCAGAATGGCAGCAAATGAAAGATATGATCAAATTAAACACCGGTCGTTCATTGAAAAATGTAGAATTTCAAATTCATGAAATGGGTGAAACTGCCGAAAATGATATGCGAAATATTAGTTTGCAACAACAAATTGATGATTTCAATAAAAAATATTTTCCAAATGGCGATCAACGGGTATCCGGGGATGGATTTCCTACAATATTTAAAATTTGTCGTAAAAAAATTGAATATTACAATGGTCCAAGAACGGCTCAAGAATTGTATGACTGGTTCACCAAAAAATGTTAAATAAGGTGTTTTATAAAAACCTTATGTAACACGTTTTATCTAAATATTATAGTATAGAAACAATCCGTAAAAGTTTTTCGAAAATATATCCAAATAATTATAAAAAACATGAAATAAAATAATACTTGATTCCAATATTCAGTGCCCACAAATTCATGGTAAATCGTATAAAACGAATATAAAACCCCCATAGTGCCACCTTCGGTCAATTGATGCTGAACAACCAAAGAAAAGGTAATGGTATTAACTCAACAGTTTAACAAAGGATACACATATTAATATTATATACACATAATCCCAATTAATCTTTAAATAATCACTGATATCTGTGAAAAAACCCTTGTTATTTTGCTTATCATTTAATATACATTCATCATAATAATATCGAGTAAAAATAATGTTAAATAACATAATGACGTTTAATAATAACAAATATTTATTATATGAAAAAAAAGTAACCCCGCACAGATAGGGTATAGTATATATAAAATGTCCGAGATCTAATAAAAAATTAGATTTTGCGAATAATACAATACTAGAACATATAATGGCGAGAAACCCCAAAATTTTATCTGTAAAATTTTTAATAATATTGAACCGGTAAAAAACAACCATAATTATGAAAAAAAAAGAAAAACAACTATTAATAATAACATCTTTATCCATATCCATATTCTTATATATAATATATAAATATAATTTATGTTTTCATCAACATATGTATGTAATAAATGCTTTATAAGCACTTTGTAAAATTGCACTCTCTTTCATGATATATTGTCATTCGACTTTTCCGTAGAACCAATTTTTACTATTTTTGCCATTTCTTTTGTTTGTATATACCGTTCTGATGCCATGGTTCTTCTTCTTAAATTACAATTTAAACACGATATAACAACGTTGTCATTGTTATGTCCAAAAGAATTATCTAATCGTTCTAATGTCCATTGTTTTGGTTCTCGCACATATTCGTACATTAACATTGTTTCTTCTTTGCAGTAATAACAATTCATTTTTGACGTTTTTAATAATTCAATAACATGGTTTAACGTAACAAATTTTTCTTGACAAAATAGTTTTTTATTACGATCTTGACATGCATAACCATTTATCTTGGACTTTATTTGTTGCAAAAGTATTTTTTTCAATTTGTTTTCTTCCGTTTCTATCATATTTTCAATAGTAGTATTTTCTAAGTTTTCTAGTTCTTTTGTAGCTGATTCCCAACATTTTGTATTTGTCACCACCCGTTTTTTTTTGGGTTTTTGTAATATGATCTTTTTTATTTTTATTTCCGGCAATTGAATCTTTTTTGAATTATTCATATATCTATAGTTTTTATATTATAAAACACAGTTTTACCTACAATATACTTTTGAAAAATATCATTTATTTATTACTTATTAAAAGAAGATAAACCTATCTCTTCAATAATAATATAAAGGTATATATAGCAAACAATGTTTACTCAAATAGAAGAAAAAGTTGAAAACGCCAATACAGAAGCGAGTAATGAAATTAAAACTGCGCCAACAAAAAAAGAGACTGTTCCGTTTATTAACAAATATGAAAATATTAAAACTACGAATTCAGTAACTATTAATAAGTTAGATTTATTACTAGAGAAGGAAAAAATAACCAATAAAAGCGATCAATGGAATAAAATCGACAAAACAGTGAAGACACAAATACTTCATAGTTACGCAGAAAAATACGGTGCTGACAATAAAATACCAGCAAAGGAAATTAAAAATCTTAAACAATTTTTCTCAGACTCTTTAAACAAAGGTAAGTTACATAAGAATAAAGATGTGACTTATTCTAGAGATACTCAACAAATCCTTTCTATTCCAGCATTGCATTTTAACACGGATAAAAAGAAATTCACTCTAAAAATAGTAGATACGAAACGTGTTTCTACGTTAAAGTCATTAACTCCCAAAAGAAATGTAAACAATAGTTGAGATAAAATTGATTAAAGACGTTATTACTTATACGTATAGTATAACTAATATGTCAAATTCATGCGATTCATCAACGGTGAGTTCATTAAGTGATAATGATAATGATAATAATGAGAATTTTTTAGAACAAACGATAGGTTTGATTAGAATACTTAGTTCATTGAGTCAATCTACATCATATACTCCGTTTCTTGATACATTGGACGACGATGACATTATAGAATTAACGAGTACAATTTATGAAATGATAGATGATTATTTAAAAGACAATATATTGATGATGTGTGAAGCAAATTTCCATTCAAATATGGAAAAAGAAATCACCCAATATTTATTGGAAGATTGGGAAGATGCAGATTTATGTGAAAATATTGAACAAGACGATGATTCGGATAATAATTACAACACAACTATACAATTTGTGAAAAGTGTGTGCAATGATTATTTTCAAATTGGAAATGAATGGTCCCAAAAAACTCCCATTCGATCCACTATGAATCTTGAGTTAAAACAATATCCAGATAAAATAGAGATTGAAGATAAGATCGATTATTTACGTTCAATGCCACAACCAGAGCAAAGAACTGGCGAATGGTACAAATTTCGCCATCAGTTAATCACCGCATCGAATGTCGGCAAAGTGTTTGGTTCAGAAGCCTTACGAAACAGTCTAATTTATGAAAAATGTCACCCATTAAAAGATGAAACAGAGGTTTCTACGAATAATCACGTGAATATTACAAGTCCGTTACATTGGGGACAAAAATATGAACCATTGTCTGTTATGTTATATGAAAACCAACATAATACTACAATTGAAGAATTTGGTTGTATTCAACATCCGAAATATTCGTTTATTGGTGCTTCTCCTGATGGGATTAATAATGATCCTAAGTCAAACAAGTATGGAAGAATGTTGGAGATCAAAAACATTGTCAATCGAGAAATAAATGGCATCCCTTCCAAATTGTATTGGATTCAAATGCAACTACAAATGGAATCGTGTGATTTGAATTATTGTGATTTTCTCGAAACTCAATTCAAACAATATGAAATGAAGAACTGTTTTACAACGATGAAACTAGAACGAAAGGAGTAATTTTACACTTTATTGAAAGGATTAGTATCGGTGGAGGTGTATCCACCTCTTCAAACACGAACGAAATTGAAATGACAAGTGGATATCAATTGGCACAACAAACGTCTGGTGCGCCAAAATACATATATATGCCATTTGATATTGAACTAACAAAAGATGCTATTGATAAATGGATTGAAACTACCAGAAATAAAATAAGAAGGAGTTGGTCCTTATATTCAATTGATTATTGGTATTTGGAAAAACAATCATGTGTTCTAGTTGAAAGAAATAAACAATGGATTGAAAGTGCGATTCCACTTATTGAAGACACATGGAATATTATATTAAAGGAGCGTGAAACAGGATACGAACATAGAGCGCCGAAAAAACGACAAATTAAAATGCCTGGATTAGAAGTTGTTCAGGGGACGGAAGAAAATAGTCGTATTATTCGAAATTTGCCGGTAACTGGTGGTGTTTGTTTGGTCAGATTAGATAAAGATGACTAACTATTTTAATCTAAAAATATAAAAAGGTTAGGTGAGTACAATTATGACTGAATTAAAAACATATATATTTAAACCTTTTTTTAACTCTTTTTTTGTTTATTGGGGATTGAGTTTTATCTTTTTTCTATGTGATATATTTGTTAATGAAAAACATCGTATGGAAGGAAATATTGATTGGAAGTTATACAAAAAAACTTTTTATCATGTGTTATATTTACAATTTTGTTACAGCTTGCCTGTAATGTATATGTTAATACCTGTTTGGAAATGGAGAGGAAATGGTATATTATACGAAGAATTTGGATATATTGAAATACCGAAATTAATATGTACAGGATTGTTAGGGGAATTGTTTTTTTATTATTTACATTATTGGTCACATGTAATATTATATTCTAAAATTCATAAAGTCCATCATGAATGGAAAAATACATGTGCGATTGCCGCAGCATATGCTCATCCAATAGAATATTTGTTCGTTAGTTTGCCCACATTTTTACTTCCTCCAATTATTACAGGTTCTCACTGGTATTGTATAAATATTTGGTTTATGTTATCTACTGCAAGTGTAATTGTTGATCATTCCGGATATAAGTGGTTTTCGTGGAGTGAATTCCATTGGAAACATCATAAATATACAAATATGAATTATGGCACGCGGACATTATATGATATCGCCATATACGGATATAACAAAATAAAATTAGAATAATTATATTTATAGCAATAAAATTGAATGCCTTTTTTTATTTACATAGAATGTAAATTCAACCATTATTAAGTAACAATGAACCCAAACTGTAAAAAAACTCGCCTGTATAATCCGTGTATTGTAAAAATATATAAGGGGATTCAGGTTGTAGGTAACAATTATATTAAATTACAAGAAATGAATGAAAATGATTTACAAAAAATACTAAAAAAACAAAACAAAACATAAGGTCAATGTTTATATTCTTCTTGATTTTCGATAACATTGTTTGAATTATCATAATAAAAAATATATATTGTATATATTTTTTATGAAAACTCTTACTATTACAGGTAAATGTGATGGATTTGGTGCTCAATATCAAGCAATTATGTCTGGTATCGCATATTGTAACTATATGAATTATGAATATATTCATACTCCTTTTGTAAAAATTGCACATGATGGAAATATTGAAGAATTAAATCAATTTATTGGAATTCCGTCATCAAAGGAGAGAAATATTGACATTGTAATGAAATGTTGTGGAGATGTTCATTTTAGCAAAACACCTGATATTTATTATAATTCACATGTATTGAATAATTTACGACAATATTATGATTCAACAGTCAAACCAAATATTGTGGGTCCGATGATCGCGCTTCATATTCGCCGTGGTGATGTAAAAGAAAATAATGAAAAACGATATACGAGAAATAACAAATACAAGGAAATAATTTCTCTTTTATTAGAAAAATATCCAAATGACATTATTACTATCTTTTCAGAGGGAACAATCGACGAATTTCGCGATTTACAACAAGATCGTATTGTTTTTCAATTAAATGATAGTATTGAAGAAACATTTCATTCACTTGTCAGTGCAAAAGTATTAGTTACTGCCAAAAGTTCCTTTTCTTATTGTGCAGCTTTACTCAATAAAAATGAAGTTTATTATATGCCTTTTTGGCACAACCCGTTAAAACATTGGAATATATTATAAGATATTATAACAACATACTATAATTATTATGATAGTTATAAAACCAACCGGTGGATTATGTAATCGATTAAGAGTTGTTATATCTTATTATGAAGATGCGAAAAAGAAAAATGAAAAATTGATTATTGTTTGGCACGAAGATATAAATTGTAATGGAAAATATACTGATTATTTTCAACCTTTGCCAAATGTTGAATTTATATATAAAAAATATGATGGAAAAATAAATTATTGCGGTTATTCGGCGTTATATAGAGTTACGAATTATGAAAGTTTAAAATTACTTCCATCTATGATTGAAATTGTGAATGAAAAAAGAAAATTATTAAAAGATAATTATATGGCAATACATGTACGAAGAACCGACCATATTGAAGTTGCCAAAAGAAGAGGTCGTTATACATCGGATGAAGATTTTTTTCAATTTATTGATAAATACAAAAAAGATGCAAAATATTTGTATGTTGCAGCTGATAACAAAGAAACATATACTATGTTTCAAACGAAATATCCCAAATTAATAATATTTCCTTATCACGAAGAAGTAAAAAAAAGCAAAAGAAATACCTCTCTTCATGATGCGATTATTGATTTATATATGTGTATATATTCAAAACATTTCCAATTTTCCGGACAATCGTCGTTTAGTGATGTGATCTTGCAAATTCGCAAAAACCAAGATGTGAATCAATTGTTTGATTAATATAATTCTATAGTTACTTAGAAATATATGACAATATTATATAATGCCTAGTCGGTCTATAAAAAAGAGTGCCAATAATAAAACAAAAAAAGTAAAGGATAACTGTAGTCAAGAAAATATAGATAAATTTAGTCATTTATTTGCAACATACATTAATCAAATATTTGGTGATATAGGTGGCGTCCGTCCAATTATTTATAAGTTATATGGAAATAAAAAACATAACAAAAATTTCAAATTTGGACTTGTGCAATTTCATCGTTATCATGACTTATCCGAAGATGACGAAGATTATGATAAAAGTGAATATGATGATGCAAATGCAACTGGAACTGTATCCATTGATGAAGCCGAATATTATGATTTTGATACAGAGTTAGAAATTGACGATAGTGATAATAATCACCACGTATTATACGATATGGAAAATGAAACATATTTAGATAGTGTGAATACACAAGGTTATAAATATCAAGATCAAGAAAGGGATGAACACGATTCCTTATGTCAAAGTTATACATTGATGTTTTTCCTTGGTCGTGAAATGGATAATGATCCTGTCAAAAAACAAATGCAAATCATTGGAATGTATGAATGGTTAATAAAACAAAAAAGGTTCATAGATGCACTAAAAGAAGACATGTTTTATAAGGAAAAAGGAAAGACACAAGTTTGGGAAAATGAGAAAAGTAAAATAATATCTACACAAGGACCCGAAAAATTAGAACCACTACTTAAAAAAATAAAAGAAACTCTGAAAATTTGGAAAGAATATGGTTATAGACATTTTATTGGCGATGGTTCTTGTGATAGTCATAAAAATTATACTATTGATGATTATGATTTAACAAGAGAAGATTCCGATGATGAAGATTATAGTGATTCTGACACAGTTTCTCTCTCCAGCATATTTGGTGCGAGTAGTGAAGAATATTAAACCTAAATAGTCTTATTTGAATAAATCGAATTATTCAAACAAAGAACATAAATACAAATGACATTATTATTATAAGAATGCCATTTTCAGATGATACTGAAATGTTTATTATAAAACGAAACAAGGAAAAAGAGATTGTTTCATTTGACAAAATTTTGCAACGTATTAAAAATACTGGATTAGAAGCAAATATTCATGTGAATTATACAGCGCTCACCATGAAAGTGATCGATCAATTGTATGATGGTATTAGTACAACGCAAATTGACGAAGTTACGGCCGACCAATGTGCTTCATTATCTTCTACACATCCAGATTATAATACATTAGCTGGACGAATTATTATATCCAATCATCAAAAAAATACATTGTCGTCTTTTACACAGGTTGTTTCCCTATTATATCAATTCAAAGATAAACATAATATTGCATCTCCACTTGTATCTCATGCATTATACGAATTTGTTATGAAAAATAATGAAGTATTAGATGATATGATTGACTATTCGCGCGATTATTTGATCGATTATTTTGGTTTTAAAACATTGGAACGGGCATATTTAATGAAATGCGGAAAAAGTATTGTTGAATGCCCTCAACATATGTGGTTGCGTGTGGCGATTGGAATTCATGGTTCAGACTTGAATCACATTAAAGAAACATATGATTGTATGTCCCAAAAATATTTCACTCATGCAACTCCCACGTTATTTAATGCGGGAACAAATCGACCACAATTATCATCCTGTTTTTTATTAGCAATGGAAAATGATAGTATTTCCGGTATTTATAATACATTGAGTGATTGTGCCAATATTTCAAAATGGGCAGGGGGTATTGGTCTTCATATTCATAATGTTCGGGCCACGGGAAGTCACATTAGAGGAACCAATGGCACATCGAATGGGATCGTTCCCATGTTACGAGTGTTTAATAACACAGCCAAATATGTCGATCAAGGTGGTGGTAAGCGAAATGGAAGTTTTGCTATTTATTTAGAACCTTGGCACGCAGACATAGAAATCTTTTTGCAAATGCGTAAAAATCATGGAGATGAAGAATTAAAAGCCCGTGATTTGTTCTATGCCTTATGGATCCCCGATTTGTTCATGGAAAGAATCAAAAATGACGGGAACTGGACTTTAATGTGCCCTGATGAATGCCCCGGATTAGCCGACCTATATGGAGATAATTTTAAAGAGTTGTATGAAAAATACGAAAATAGTGGTAAAGGACGCATTACTATGAGTGCTCGTAAATTATGGTTTCAAATTTTAGATGCTCAAATGGAAACTGGAACCCCTTATTTATGTTATAAAGATGCGGCGAATAATAAAACAAACCAAAAAAATATCGGTGTTATCAAATCGTCCAATTTATGTACCGAAATTATGGAGGTTTCTACAAAAGAAGAGACCGCCGTTTGTAATTTGGCAAGTATTGCTCTTCCACTATTTGTGGAAAAAGATGATTCCGGAAATCCTTGTTATAATTTTGAAAAATTACATGACATTGCGAAAATTGTTACTTTCAATTTAAATCGAGTAATCGATGTCAATTACTATCCAACAGATAAAGCATCAATGAGTAATAACAAACATAGACCTATTGGTATTGGCGTACAGGGATTAGCCGACACGTTTATATTAATGAACTATAATTTTGATTCAAACAAATCCAAAGAGTTAAATAAGGATATTTTTGAAACTATTTATCATGCCGCACTGGAGGAATCTTGTTCTATGGCAAGAACCGAGGGTTCTTATAATAGTTTTGCGGGGTCTCCTGCAAGTCAAGGCATTTTACAGTTTGATATGTGGAATGTAACTCCTACAAATCGATATGATTGGCCCTATTTAAAAGAACAAATTCAATTTCATGGTTTAAGAAATTCACTCTTAGTTGCACCTATGCCAACTGCATCCACGTCGCAAATATTGGGATTTAATGAATGTATTGAACCGATTACATCGAATATTTATAGTCGTCGTACAATGGCGGGCGAATTCATTTTAGCCAATAAATATTTAATGCGCGAATTAATTGATTTGGATATATGGAATGATACTATTAAAAACAATATTATTGCAAATAATGGTTCCATTCAACAAATAGAAACTATACCACAACATATTCGAGACAAATACAAAACTGTTTGGGAAATCCCTATGCGTAGTTTGATCGATATGGCCGCAGATCGCGGTGCCTTCATTTGCCAAAGTCAATCATTGAATTTGTGGTTGGAAGATCCTACTTATAATACACTTACCTCCATGCACTTTTATTCATGGAAACAGGGATTAAAAACGGGTATTTATTATTTACGTCGTCGCGGAAAACATCAGGCCCAACAATTTACGATTGAACCTGAAAAAGAAAAACACGTGGAACAAGAAGATGAGATTTGTGAAATGTGTAGTGCCTAATGTCAATAAAATTGAACCTCATTTTTGTCTTGTATTCAATGTACAAAACAAAATCTTGAAATATGCAACTCAACAACTTTTACGAACGCGCTCTTTGGAATGAATGGAACCAATTGATTGGTGACTTTAAAACACGATCCATTCGCCAATTCTATTATCCCCAATATATGGATACATATTACCAGCTTGAATCAAAGTTGGTAGTTATGCAAAGACAACAGGTAAGTAACGCAAAACAACATTATCATCAATTGAGTGATGCGCGTTTGACGCAAGAACAATACACAATTTGGACTGAACAAACAAAAATAATAAAAGAACACCATAAAACACTTTCGCAACACAACGAAGATGGCAAGTTGAAGGAATTCTTTGAAACATTAAACGAATTAGAAGAAAACAGACTCCATATTATGATGGATATTCGCACTTCCTATATGGAAGAGAGAAACAGACAAGAAGCGGCCGAGGCATTGATCATGATGCAAAAGCAAGAAATGGCAAACGAAAAGCGAAGACGTGATCGCGAGGAAGCAAAATATACTCCCACTATAGTACGTCGTTCAAAACGAATCAAGAGAAAGGAAGATAAAACCATTTAATTTATTATGTAATTTAATTAACAAATCATTTTTTTTGAATGCGTTATAATGTCATTACATATTATTATGTTTATTCCAATAGTCAATCGTTTTACATGTAACAAAAAACAATTGACAACTATAAAACAATTGTTAAGTCAGAAAAATATGAGATGTATTTTTGATTATACCAATGAAAATAAAGAAAACCATAGTAATAATTTTCGCGAAGTCATGGATTTAACGTCGAACTATTCTAATGAAACCATTGCTGTAAAATTAAGTGCATTGAATGTAAATAATCAAAATGATGTTGAAAATTATTTGGACAAAATTATTCAAAAATCTGTTCAAAACAACAATATTATCTTAATAGATGCGGAAAATTATGAAATACAAGACAAAATAAATTCCATTACTGACAATTTTATGGAAACTTATAACAAAGACCAATTGCACATTTATAAGACGTATCAATTATATCGTACTGATTACTTGGACATTATGAAACATGATTTACAGAAAGATCGTAATTATAGTATTGGATTCAAAATTGTTCGAGGGGCATATTACAATGAAGACAAAAAACATAATGTGTTATTTGACCATATTGACGAAACGCATAAAAATTATAATCGAGGAATCGAAGCATTTGTCAATCATTATCAACACCAAGATAAATTATTATGTGCGACTCATAATAAAAAAAGTGTAGTCGTTGCCATGCAACATATTCAACAACACCAATTGAAAAATATAGAATTTGCTCAACTCATGGGGATGAGTGATACATTATCTGAGAAGGTGTCCAAGAAACATAGTGTATATAAATATATTCCCTACGGAAATTTCAATGATACCTTGCCTTATTTGATTCGACGTCTGTACGAAAATTATCCTATGATTATGAATATTTTCAAATAATCATACAAAATTGATTTTTTTGTGTTGTTTTTAATAGATTTAAACAACACAAAATGGAAACAAAAGAAAAATGTATTATTTGCTTCGAAGATACCGAATCTTCCGAAATGATTCGGAAATGGGAATGTAGTCATACATTTCATAAAGATTGTATTGACTGTTGGGACAATAACTGTCCTATGTGTCGAAACGAAAATTTAATTGTTCCTGAAATTACCTTTCAAATTACACGTAATCCAAGTTGTCCATATTGGTTACAAACGATTTCTCAAATTTGTCCGATTTTATCTCCAAGTGAATCTGCCAATTATATTGATTGTTGGAAAGACACTGATTGCACCCATAATAATCATGAAATTATATTTATTGTCAATGATAACGGATTTAAAAAAAATATATATGCAATTTGCGAAGATTGTAATACATACCAAGTGTTTGACGATGCCAAACCAATATTATATTCCTTCTGCCCATTAAATCGAAATTTAATGCGCCCTTGATATACCCAATGTACCCACTCTTTGACAATGAGGACATTTACAATATCCCTTTCCTCCTCTATATGTTTCTTCGCAATATGCGTGTAAATGAATATTACAACGGATACATTGAACTAATTCAATAGAATCAACTGGATCCCAACAAATTAAACATTCCTGTGGTTCGTGTTGATTTGAACTTATATTACCCATTTGGTTTTAATTTTATAGAATAAAACTAAATAATCACCTTAATCAATTTTATATATAAAAAATGAAATCATTCTTTGTATCCTTTGGTTTTTTATCAATGAATCCATTGACCAATGGACATTTTGAATAGGTGTAAATATACATGCCATTATCAATTTCATACGTGGCATTGGTTATCTTTGTACTACATCTTACATCCACGATTTCATCTGCACAGTTGTTTTTCAATGCCGTTTTTCCAAAAGACCACCAGTCATTGTATGTTTTTTCGTTAAATCTTTTTTTCGACATCCCTATTTTCTTGGATTGCATTTCTGTCAATTCATCCCCGATTTGTTGAATAAATTCAACATAACTTTCGACTTTCGCTTTTTCATCCATAACCCCATAACTCATTTGATGTTGCATCAATGTTGCCAAAGGTGTTATATAACGCTTATCACATGATTGTAAAATTACGAACCCCATACTAATCGCCTTTTGTGCAATACAAGACAAATTGTATTTTTGAATTTCATTGACGATTTTATTTCCCGCATCCACTGAACCGCCATTTGTATCTAAATAAACATATACATCCTTTTTTTGGGGCATTTTATTTAAATCATACACAAATTGCGTAGCTTGATTTTCATTGATTTCACCGCGAATCAATAACGTATTGTTTGTGTCCAGAATAATTTGTTTCGAATTTACAAAAGAAGACAAGAGACAAATTGACAAGAACAAAAGATTGTACATATTATTATAGAGAGATTTTATTTGTAGTCTGCCCTTGTTTTCTATTGTTTCGATTCGTTATTTTATTTGTTCAGTATAAATCGATACATAAAAGAGAAAACCAAGTCCAAGAACAAAACCAAGGAATTCATGTCTAAATTTTTATTCCATAAATAATAAGTGGCCAATAGATACAACGCACCATGTACATATCGAGTTTCATTCCAAAACACCTTGTTAAATTGTATTTCCGCATTCGAACTAACAAAACCTTTATATAAAAATCCAAGACCCATCAATAATAGCAACGCGGGGATCAAAATATGTAAAAAATTATCCTTTACATTCGTATAAACATAACGAATAATGAAAATAAACGAAAAACGTATTAAAATACATACTAACCACAAAGGATGAATATTCATATATATTGTAAAAATATATTATAAAACAGGATCTGTCATACCTAAAGCATATAACATTTTGATTATTATTTTCTTCAATAAAAATACAAATATACATTCATTTTTTTACCCCCCCCCCTGTTTTTTCCCCTTTTTTTAATTTAATCCATTCCATGGAATTTTTTAAATCAACTTTAATTCCATTTTTTCCCAAAAAACCAAACCAAAAAAACTATTTAACAAATAATTTTTAAAATTTTGCGGT